GGGCAAGGAGTCCGACGGCGAGATCATGTTCAACTTCGAGTCGCTGGTCGACGCGCAGGACCTGTACGACTTCATGCTGGAGACGCAGCTCGTGACGCCGGGCGAGATCAAGCTCAAGGTGCACGAGTCGGGCGCGCACGCGCAGTACAGCGTGCACTTCACCGCCAACGTGCTGGTGCAGAAGCCGGACGTCATCCAGGCCGCCATGATCGCCTACCAGGACCAGCTGGCCGAGGGCGAGGAGGAGGCGTTCGAGGACCTGGCGCAGGACGTGGACGCGGTGCTGACCGAGCGCGCAGCCCTGGCCAAGTCGCCGCGGGGTAGCGCGGAGCCGAGCAAGACCGGGCGCAAGGTGGACTTCAACCCGTTCCACGACAAGAACGGCGTGTTCACGAGCCGCGCGGGGCTCGGCGACGGCGGAAGCTGGTCGGACGGCAAGAAGGTGCGGCTGAAGGCCACGAAGAAGGGCGCCAAGCTGCACTTCGCGGGCACCAAGCGGCCGTGCGGGCGCGAGGCGCGCGGCAAGGGCAAGGACATCCGGTGCTGGGACGGCAAGCCGGGCCTGGGGTTCGAGGTCGCGAAGTCCATGAAGGCGATGGCCAAGAAGAAGCGCAGCGGGAATCGCGAGATGCCCAACTTCAAGAAGGAGGACCTCGACCGCGCGGCCATGGCGTCCATCCAGGAGTGCTGGGATCTGTACGGCATCCCGCTGACGTTCGAGGATGGATCGCGCTCCATGGGGAGCATCCTTTCCGCGGCCGAGGCCATGGTGGAGGCGCGGGAGAAGAAGTTCACGCCCAGCGCGGAGCAGCTGGCGGCCCTGAAGAAGTGGGCCGAGATGCACGGGGCGAAGTGGAAGTACAAGCTGGGGATCGCGTGGCAGAACGCGGCCTACCCGGGCATGGGTGACGACGGCGGGTACTTGCAGCAGGTTCGCAACGAGGCTGGACCGTCCTGGCTGTCGAAGTTCAACCTGGAGTAGACCATGGCCGCGATCTACGGCAATTGCCCCGAGGAGATCGCCTACTTCAAGGCGTTGGAAGCGGAGCGCATCTCGCTGACGGGGCCCGACTGCGAGTACTACAGCCTCAATCGGGGCCGCAACGTGGACCCGCTGTACGGGGAGCCGGACAACGACCCGCTGTACGGGGGCAGCTCGCCGCGCGGAACGCCGCAGACGGACAACAAGTCCTGGAACTTCTCGCCGGACGTGGCGGGGGGGGAGCCCGCGCTCACCTTCCAGTGCGCGATCGAGTACGAGGAGATGGACAAGCGCCAGCCCAGCACGCGGGACGAGGGCAAGCACCTGGAGTACGACGCGGACATGTTCATCGCGGCGAACACGTGGGAGGCGGCCCTCGTGGGGCGCCCGTTCGCGGGGCGCCGCCCCAAGGAGGGCGACGTGGTCTACGTGTTCGAACTCTGGTGGGACGTCGTGAACGCGGGCAAGGGCGGGAACATCATCGACACCCCGGTGGCCGTGGGATACAAGTTGCAGCTCAGGCGCCGGTCGCAGTTCGTGCCCGAGCGCAAGGTTAGGTAGGAGGAGAACCATGGGAACCATGCGGGATGTGTTCGGGCGGATCGAGGAGTCGGACCTGGCGGTCGCCATGCGGTTTGCGAAGGGCGGCCTCGGACTGCACGTCATCAAGTACCCCAGTGGGAACTTCGGCTTCACGGGCAGCGTTCCGGTGGAGCTTGGCTACACGAACAAGGACGGATCTCCGCTGTCGGACGACGATGCGGCGGAGGCCATGAAAGAAGTGAAGTACAGCGTGCCCGGTGGCGTGGGTGGCAAGTACTCGAAGTTCAAGACGCGCACCTGGAAGACGGCCAAGGAGGCCCTGGCGGCGGCGAAGAAGGCGGGCTACGACGTCGCGGACGACGCGGATGCGAAGGAGTAGGGTCATGAAGGTCATCTACGAGCTGCTGGTGGGCGGGACGGTGCTGTTCGTCGCGGTCCTGGTGAGCCTGGCGGTGTGCATGGTGGGGTGCACGCCCAAGCCGGTGCAGTACGCGCAGGCGCGCAACCCGAACTGCCTGGTGGATCCGATCGAGGTGCGCGGGGACTGGGCGCGCGTGCTGGTGACGTGCCCGGACGAGGCGCCGGTCGAGCGGACGTACGGCAGGTAGCGAACACGTGTTCGCGTGAAGGAGCAGCGATGGAAATCACGGACAAGCAGGCAATGGCGTCGAGCGAGGCGGCGGCCAAGGCGGTCGCAGCCGCGTTCAAGTCGCAGGGCTACAAGCTGCTGGGCAGCCCGAACACGAACGCGTGGGGCCAGTCCTCGCTGGTCATCGAGATGGCGGGCATGCGGGTGCTGGTGGAGATCGGCGTGCAGGCCATGCCCAAGGGAACGGACCTGTTCATCGAGTTCCAGTCGCCCCTGACCAAGGGGCCGGACGACTACGACCGCTGGGAGCGCATCGCGCCGGTGCTTCAGAGTCTGGTGCAGCAGGCCTCGAAGAACTTCGAGGGCTTCGGCAAGCTGAAGGTGGACACGAAGGGGCGGGGCGGCGAGGCGGGCTGGCCCTACGTGTGGATCTACCCCACGCCGGACAAGGTGCAGGTGGCCGTGGACCAGTTCGCGAGCCGGGCTGGGGACTTCGCGGAGGTCGTGGCGCGCAAGCTCAAGGCGGCGGGCGTCCTGGAGAGCGTGACGCCCATGGGGGCGATCCTCGGGCGGCTGGAGGAGGGGGCGGACCCCAAGCGGTTCGCCGCCGAGGTGGCCCGGATCGCGAAGATGACGGACCAGAACCAGCACATGGAGGCGCGGCTCGCGGGCTGCAAGCTGTTGGGACTGGCGCCCAAGTCCACCATGGTGCGGCGCTTCGAGCTGATCGACGAGCTGACGACCCTGGATCAGGGGATGGATGGGAACCTGTCCAAGTACGCGTACAACGCCTACAAGGAACTGATCGCGTACGCGGAAGGGAAGCTGAGCCCGGAGCAGTTCGACCTGTTCCGCGGGGCGTTCTGAGGCGAACACGTGTTCGCGAGGAGCTGGACATGCTGAACGAGTTCAAGGTGCAGCGGGAGATCAAGGACACGGGCCTGAGCGCCGTGTGCGCCTGGTGTGAGCGCTACTGGGAGGCCAAGGCGCGGACGGAGGGGCGGGCCTTCCAGTGCGGCGTGGAGGGCTGCTGTGGGCCCGGGAAGGGCGGCGCCTTCGCCAGCTACAAGGGACCGCGCCCGAACAAGGCGTCCTACTGCTTCATCTGTGCGGCCGAGAGTGACATGGCGGTGGAGATCCACGGCGCCGCGGGCGGCATGATCGGGTGCTGCACGCAGCACGAGAGCGCGCTCAAGATCATGCTGTCCAGGAACGGAAAGCCCGTGATTGTGAACGAGCGCCTGGTACCCGTAATGCAGGCCCCCAACCCCGGAACCGACGCATGAGGGCCCTGTTGGAGCGGCTGGAGAGCGTCATGACCGAGGAGATGGAGCGGCACTTCATCAACCGGACGCGGCGCCACATCGCGCTGACCCAGAAGTACTGCGTGCGGCTGGAGGAGCGGGACCCCAACCTGACGGGTCTGGAGGCGCGGGGGCTGGTGCACGACGCGAGCAAGTTCGAGGCGCCCGAGTACGATCCCTACGTCTGGCTGACCTGGCGCTACAAGTGCAAGGACGACGGCGTGCCGTGCGTGCTGCCCCCGGGCATGGAGGAGCAGATCCGCGCGGCCACCGAGCACCACATCCTGGCCAACGCGCACCACCCGGAGGCGCACCAGAGCAGGCGCAGCGGCCTGCTCAACACGCAGGACCGGGACAAGCCGCCGCGGGAGATGGTCGACGCCACCCGCATGACCGACCTGGACATCGCCGAGATGGTGGCGGACTGGGCCGCCATGAGCGAGGAGCGCGGCAACACGGCGCGCGCATGGGCCGATCAGAACGTGAACGTGCGCTGGCGCTTCACCCCCACCCAGGTGGCCCTGATCGATCGCCTGATCGCGGTGGCGGGAGGACCCCAATGAGATCCCTGCTGGAGCGGCTGGAGGAAGCCACCTACGCGCGGGACGCCGCGGTGCGCCAGCGGGCCCAGCGCTTCACGGACGATCTGCTCAAGTTCCTGAACGTCGACCCAGACGACCTGGAGGGGCGCATGGAGGCGCGGGCCGACTGGGGCTTCGAGGTCAAGGCGGCCCAGTTCTCGAAGGCCCTGCCGCGGCCCCTCACCGTGGTCCTGCTGCCCCGCATGCACGGCATCACGGCCCAGGTGGAGACCTACGACGACCAGGACGACGCGCTGGTGCTGTTCTGCCTGTACCAGGGCGGCGACCTGAGCGACGTGACCCAGCACATCGACCGCAGCACGGTGATCCACGAGGTGACGCACCTGCTGGACCCGGGCCGCACGGCCCCCACCAACCGGGATCAGGGCACGCTGCGTCGCCAGTCCCAGGAGGCCTACTTCAACAGCCCCGGAGAGTGGAACGCCTACTGGCAGGAGGGCGCGGACCGCCTGGAGAGAGCACTCGCCACAGATCGTAGATCACCAGCCGTGCGCGCCAGAACCTTCGGGGACGGAACCCTGCGCGGCTTGCAGTCCAACGTAGCTCGCTTCTGGGACCCCAGACTGCTGCGCGCCATGGACCAAAAGACCCAGCGCAAGTTCGACAAGAGGCTCGCCGACCTCTGGATCAACCTGCACGCACAGGGCCTGCTCTAGTCCACCGCTTGACGCGCCACTCGGTTTCACGCTAGGATGCGTTTGTCAATCGCCCGCGAGGTGTGGGCGCAAGGAGGAACCCATGGAAGACAAGATGCCGACCGGGTGGACGGCCCTGCTGATCGAGGCGTTGGGGGGCAAGGAGAAGGCGGAGGCGGCGCTGCGCCAGGTCGTGGGGGCCAAGTGCCGGGACGCGGTCGGGCGGCCGGGCGCGACGATCGGGGACGCGTACACGCTGGCGGTGCAGGAGGGCTGGCTAGCGGAGTTCCTATCGCTGACGATCGCCGACCTCGTGCCGCACGAGGTTGTGACGCGCCCCAAGGGGAAGAGATACAACGGCCTGATGGATGCCATCATGGCGCACCTGGGCGCACACCCGGGCGCGAGGATGTACCAGATCCGCGAGGCCACGGGGGCGGGCATCCGCTCGGCCAGCAGCGTGGTCGGGCGGGCGTGCAAGGAAGGCAGGATTGTGGCCCGCGGAAACAAGTCCACCATGACCTACTACCTACCCGCCGACGCCCCCAAGCTCGCGTAGCCCCCCCAACAGTTGCATGTAGATCCCCCGTACGCGTTTCCCCACGCAACCCCCTGCACCAATGCCCTAACCCCCCCCCACCCCCACCCTTGGTGCGGCTCCGGTACGGGAACGTTTGCGGCCCCCCCGGGCGCAAGGGGGGCACTTCCGGCGGCACAGATCGAGGAGTGGTTGACAAACACGGGCAGCGTGGTGAGACGGGAAGAGGCGGGAAAGAGGCAGGGATGGGGCGGCGGGAGGGCGGCGGACGAGGCAGTACGAGGTGACCGCGGCTGGTTGGCGAACGGGGTCTGGAGGGAAAATCTCCACCGGCGGTTGACAAACGCGAGCAGGGGGGTTAAGCTCCTGGAAGTGGATGCCCGGCGCGATGCCGGGGGAGGAGCGGAGGATGGACTACATCACGGAGTTGCGTGCGGCAGAGGCGGCGGTGGAATGCGCGAAGGATGCCTTGGCCGCCGCCAAGGATTCTTTGTCGGCGGTGCAGACGCGAATCTGCTTTTCGACGCGGACGAACCATGCGGGGCGCCGGGTGCGGGACCCCCGGGGGCACACATACGAACTGAGCATCGCGTGCGCAGAAGCGCGGACGCGGGACCTGGGCGACGGGCAGGATCTTTTTCTGAACACGTACGTGAGCTACCAGGGGCACCTGATCAAGAAGGATGGAACGATGTCCACCCAGTATGCGCGCTTCGTGGACCCCTTCGAGAATGACGACGACGCGACGCTGCGGCCCGGCTGGACCTTCGTGGAGAAGTGAGAGCATGAGCGCGAAGATCGACCAGGCGGCGGTGCGGGAGATCGCGAGCACGGAGTGCTTCTGCCAGCGCTGCCACGCCCCGCTCGACCCGGCGCGGACGGTGTGGCTGGACCTGAACTGGCGGAGCGGCCGCTACCGCGACGAGCCGTGGCCCGAGGCGGAGAGCCAGGGCTGCTTCGCGTTCGGGCCGGACTGCGCGCGGGCCGTGCTGGCCGCGGGCGGCGAGTGCGTGGAGATCCGGGGCCAGCGCGTGTGCGGCGTCCGGATCGGGCGCAAGGGGTGATGGCGATGGACGCGGAGCGTGCGGGAAGACAGGTGCGGATCGACCACCTGATCGACGTACTGGTGGGGCGCGCAGACCGGCGCCAGGCGGCATGCCGTGACGAGTCGATCCGGGGGCTGCGCCCCGCGGGTGTGGACTGGCTGACGACCTCGGAGCTGAACCGGCTGTGTGTGCTCCAGGAAGCGCGGGTGCGGTGCCAGGAGACGACGGCCGAGATCCAAGCGCGCGTGGCGGCGAAGCGGGCGGCCCGCGTGGCTGCGATGGAGGACTAGCATGGCGCCTACTGCGAAATGCGAGTGTCGGGTGATCCCCGCGGGACGGTACGAGGCATTCCATCCGCGGACCTGTCGGAATCGGGCGGTGGGACAACTGCCGGACGGCCGCTGGGCCTGCGTCACGCACCTGACGCAGCAGGAGCGGCGTGAAGCGAAGGCGCGCGCGTGGGATGCGAGCAGGAATGCACAGGAGGAGTTCGAGGGTGAGGTAGAGGCCCTACGGGAGCGGTACGGACTAACCAGCGTGAATGCGGGCGACCGCGGCCTGCGCCGCGTTCATATTGGCATCGACGAGTTGCGCGCGATCCTGGAGGGGGCGACGTGATCCTGACGCTGCGCGAGGTCGGGGAGATCCTGGTGGAGGCGCTGGCGCCGGACTGCCCGAAGTGCGGGCAGCGGCTGGGGCCGATCCGGGGGCCCCACGGCTGGTTCTGGGGCTGCCCGGCGTACCCCAAGTGCAGCGGAAGCGCGACCATGAACCTGGCGCTCCGCGCGCGGCAGCAGGCGGAGCGGCGCGAGCGCGCCATGGACGAGGCACTCAACGACGTGCTCGCCGACCAGATCTACGGCGGGTCGGACTGAAGGAGGGAACGATGCGCAAGGTGTACCTGGAGCCGAACACGGAGGAAGAGTGGGGATCGGTAATGGACCTGGAGGAGGGGGCGCCGGTGCAGTGCTGGCGCGAGGCCTCGCGGGACTGCTACGCGGACCAGAAGCGCTGCCACCGGGGCTGCGCGGCGCTGCACATCGGGAAGGCGGACGTGATCTGCCTCGCGATGCCACGCGCGGGCATCCTCGGAGAGCTGGAGGACGCGACGTCCGTGGGAGCGGAGGAGACCGGAGAACGGGCGGTGCGCGCCACGCGTATCGTGGCGGCGATCGAGAACGACCTGCGGGATCGCCGAGGTCTCAAGCACGAGTGGAACGCGATCGACGCGGACGTGCAGGACGAGATCCGGATGGCCTGGGCGCGCATCGTGCGCGCCGAGCTGCCTGCCGAGGAGGCGTAGGTGCGGGGGTTCGCCGCGATCGGCTTGCATAGGCCCAAGACGCCCATCAACGTGGGCGCGGCGCTGCGCGCGGCCGGGTGCTACGGCGCGGCCCTGGTGGCCATGTCGGGGCGCCGCTTCGCCAAGGCGCCGACGGACGTGCAGAAGCAGTGGCGGATCACCCCGGTGATCCAGGTCGACGACCTCCGGACCGTGATCCCCTACGACTGCGTGCCGGTGGCGGTGGACCTGGTGGCCGGGGCGACGCCGTTGCACGAGTACGCGCACCCGCAGCGAGCGTTCTACGTGTTCGGGCCCGAGGACGCGACGCTGGGCGGCGAGATCCTGGCCTGGTGCCAGCACCGGATCTACGTGCCCACGGTGTACTGCATGAATCTGGCGGCCGCGGTGAACGTGGTCCTGTACGACCGCTGCGTGAAGATGGGGTTCCCCGCCAACGCGCGGGTGATGGAAAGCGAACACGTGTGCGCCTGTGCGCGCAAGGAGGGCTGAGATGTACCTGTTGTTCCTGCTGGTGGTCCCGCTCGCGATCGGCATCGCGGGGCTGGTGATCGGGAAGGGGCGGCTCACCTGGAAGGAGCTGCTGGTCATGGAGGGCGCGCTGATCGTGCTGATCTCTGGGACCTACGGGATCGCGTACGGCGTGGCGCGCTGGGGCGCGATCTCCGACACCGAGATCTGGAACGGCCGGATCACCGACAAGGACCACGGCACAGAGGGGTGCTGTCACAGCTACCCGTGCAACCCGTACCCGTGCGGCTGCGACACGAACGGCAACTGCTCGACGTGCTGGCAGACCTGCTACGTGCACAACCACGACGAGTACTGGAACGCGACGGCCTCGACGGGCGACACGGTGTACTCCAATGGATGCAACGCGCCCGGGTCCGATCCTCCCGCGAGGTGGACCAAGATCCGGATCGGCGAGCCCGCGTCGGTGGAGCACAGCTACGACAACTACATCCTGGCGAACCCGGACACGATCCTGCGGCGTGCCGGGGCGGCTGAGCGCGTGAAAACGCCGATCCCGGCGTACCCGGAGACCTACGATCACTACCGCGTGAAGCCCTTCCTGGCGCAGGGCGTGCACCTGCCGCCGCAGCTAGTGCGCGATCTGAACGATCGGCTGAACGAGATCAACGCCAAACTGGGCGCGCGCCACCAGGTGAACATCGTGGTCGTGCTCGCGGCGGATCCGGACCCGATGTACGCGGAGGCGCTGAGCGAGAGTTGGGTGGGCGGAAAGAAGAACGACGTGGTCGTGGTCATCGGCGCTCCCAACTACCCGGCGCTGAGCTGGGTGCAGGTCGTGAGCTGGACCAAGGCCGAGGAGATGAAGATCGCGATCCGGGACGGCATCATGGGGCAGAAGACCTTCGATGGCGCCGCGGCCATGGCGATCATCGAGCGCGAGGTGAAGTCGAGGTTCGTGCGGCGCGAGATGCGCGAGTTCGAGTACCTGTTGGACAGCATCGAGCCGCCCACCTGGGTGCTGATACTGATCTTCATCCTGGGGATCGCGGCCGCGGTGGGGCTGGCGCGGTACTTTATCAACAACGACCCGTTCGGCGACGAAGTGCGCCGCGGGCGCAGAAGGGAGTGGCGATGAAGACGAGTAGGATCATCCTGTTGGCGGTGCTGGGGCTCGTGGTGCTGTTCGGGTTCGGGTACGGATGCGGCTGCCTGAACTACCGGCAGGACTGCGTGAAGGCCGAGGCGGGCATCAAGGCCCAGTACGATCAGAACCGGAACAACTACGACAACATGTGGAAGAAGTTCCGGGAGGTCGCGAGCGTGCCCGCGCAGTACGTGGGCGCGATGAAGGACCTCTGGGAGAAGACGATGAGCGCGCGCTACGGAGAGGGTGGCAACAAGGCGCTGTTCAGCTTCATCCAGGAGCAGAATCCGAACCTGAGCCCCGAGGTGTATACGCAGATCCAGCGGACCGTGGAGGCCGGGCGCAACCGGTTCGAGGCGGACCAGCAGCAGCTCCTGGACAAGAAGCGGCAGTACGAGGTCGTGCTCAACGGTACGCGATCCCTCTTCTACAACGTCTGGTTCGGGTTCCCCCGCGTGGACCTGGCGAAGTACGACATCGTTACCTCCGACAAAACGGAGGCCGTTTTCGAGTCCAAGCGGGACAACGATCCGATCCTCGGGCCGCCTGCGGCCGAGCAGTGAAAGGGAAGGAGGATCGATCATGAGGTGGATGCTGATGGCGGCGTGCTTCCTGGCGGCCTGCGGGCCGGACACGGAGCTGCCGGTGGATATGACGGAGTGGAACTGCGCGACCGAGACGGCCCGGAAGCTGGTCGTGGTGACGTTCAACGACTGTTGGACGCGCGAGGACGTCGTGTACAACGGGTCCGGCATCGGCGACCACTCGGGCTGCCTGGAGTACGCGCTGAACCTCTGGTGCAAGCGTGCAGAATCTGTGGCGCCGCCATCTGCCACGATTCCGGATCTCCGATCCGATCTCAACATCTGCGAAGAGCGCCTGCATGCGTGCAAGGTCGTCGATGATCAGGACTGCGCGGAGGCCAAGGCGGATCAACAGGAGCTGCGGTTCTGGAAGCGGTGCGGCGTGATCCGACCCGGCGACCACGATCAGCGGGCGGAATGCGACGGGATGGAGGGCGCGGCGGACGCGGCGTGCAGCCCGCTGTACCACACGGAGGTCGATCCGGAGTGGTGTAGCGGGGGCAACCGGGAGCTGTGGGATCGCATGCAGCGGGACGGTGTGAGCTGGATCAACTGCAAGGACGGCGAGGTGTGCCCCTGATGGCGGGGGCAGCGCGCACGCGTTCGCCTGTTGACGAACGGACTAATTAGCAGTAAAATCGACCTGTAAATATCGGGCGGGATGCCCGATTGTATGGAGGAACGATGGACCCGAACGCGACGTTGGAGCAGCTGCGGCAGCTGGCGGTGCATGTGCTGAACCCGGATCGTGAGGACGCCCTCGGCGACGAGGTGGCGGAGGAGATGGCGGAGCTGGTGCGCGTCCTCGATGACTGGATGAGCGCGGGAGGGTTCCTGCCCGGGGCGTGGAGCCGGGGGCGTCCGTGATGGCGACCCGGCGGGAGCAGGATGTCGCGCGACGCATCGTGGCGGCGATCGTGATGGACCTGAAGGACCGGCGCGGGCTGCGCCAGGAGTGGGAGCAGATCGACGCGGGCATCCGCATCGAGATCCTCGACCGCTGGTGGGAGCTGGCGTGCGAGCAGCTGGAGGGCAAGTGATGAGCGAACCGATCCCGGCCGTGGTGTTGAGGTGGAAGCGCAAGGGGGGGCGTGCCGTGGCCGAGGCGGCGGGCTCGATCTTCCGGGTGGAGGACAGCGGGGCGTACGCGTACTGCCTGCCGTCGGGCGCGTGGGTGCACGAGACGGCATCGGACGCGGCGGCGGCCAAGGCGGCGTGCGCGCTGCTGGCCGCGGGGGCGCAGGAGAGCATGCGGGCGCGTGCGGCAGAGGTGGAGGATCGGCGCCGCGAGGCAGCAGAGCTGGCGGCCACGCCCCCCGACGAGCGGGGGTTCGCCGCGGGCGTGGCCAAGCTGCTCGTCATGGTGGCACACGACCACATCGCGCCCGGCGAGATCTCGGCCCGGCTGCCCCCGGCGTCGATGCGGGAGATCTTCGAGAACCTGACGGCGGACCCGGAGGTGATGGCGGCGGTCGCGTCGAAGCCGCGGGATCGGGCGCTGCGGGACGTGGAGGACACGATCCTGGGCTCCCTTCGGAGCATCCGGGAGGAGAAGGAGGGGGCGCGATGATCAAGCTCGGATATGAAGTGGAATTCGACGGCCGGATGTGGGTCGTGACCGAGTTCTGCGAGGAGCCGAACGCCGGACTGGCGGTGATCACGCCGCAGCCCGCGTTCCTGTCGGAATCGTCGTACGCGCTTCCCAAAGCGCGCACCGTCCCCGTCGCACTGCTGTGGCTGGTGGAGCAGTGGAAGGTGTCGGACGGGCTGCACGCCGACGAGGCGGAGCGGCTCCGCACGGAGGTCTCCGCGCTGACGTTGCAGCTCAAGGCGAAGGAGGAGAGCTACCGGCGCGAGGAGCGGTGCCACCACAAGGAGTGCGAGCGCTCGGTGCGCCTGGAGACCGAGCTGGCGGACGCGCGGGACGAGCTGGAGGAGGCGCGGGCGCCCAACGTGGCCAAGGGCCGGGAGGCCGAGGAGCTGCGTCAGGCGCTTGCCGGGATATGCGTGGACATCGAGGGGGCACTGGAGTCCACCGACACGGAGGAGCTGTCCGAGGCGCTCATCGCGGTGTCGGATCGCATCCGCCGGATCGAGGACGAGGTCGACGCGCGGGACTCGCTGGCCTACGTGGAGGAGCGGGCGCTGCTGCGGCGCTGCGCGGATCTGCTGGGAAAGCTCGTGACGGAGGACGGGGCCGTGCTGTCGCGGCGGCCCGGGGACACCGTGTCGGACGTGTTCACCGGGGACAACGTGCCGAGCTTCCTGCGCAGGCTGCGGGCCGCCCTCGCGGGGCGGAAGGAGTAGGGAGATGGCTAGGAATCCACTAGACGGATTGATAGAAATCTTAGAGATTCAGACAACATACGAATATCTGCTATCCGATTTCGAGCGTGTGGCGTCAGATGGACTTCACCGCAAGGACTGCGGAGAATACATGGATGCCAGGAGGGCACTCGTTCAAAAGTACCGCGAAACCGACTGCGGGAAACTAGACGCCCAGATCGCCGCCCTGGCCGCCCGGCTCACAGAGGCCGAGGCCGCGCTGGCGAAGGAGCGGGAGCGGGCGGATAGACTTGAGAAGGTTCTCGACGGTGTGCGAGAAGAGATCCATGACAAGCCAACCGGCCTTGTACATCGAGCCGCATTTGACGAAGCGTGTTCTGCCCGTGACGCTGCCCTCGCCCGCGTGCGGGAGGTGGAGGAGGAGCGGGATAAACGCCGCGCTGAGTTTCTATGGCCCGCAGAGGACGGCAGCATCGAGGCGCTTGGATACGAATTCGCCAACGGGCGCACAGAGGAATACCGACGCGAAATGTGGGATGCCTTGCTCGCCGCCGCTCGCGCCGAGGCGGTGAAAGAGGCGTTCGAATGGGCAAACGGAGAAAACTCAGAATTCGAGGTGCTCAATACTCGGGGATGTTCGTCCTGCTATGACGGTGCGCGACCCGTAGAGACGTCGGACGTAGTTGCTGCGTATCTCGCGCAAGCGGGGAAGGAGCCGAGCGAAGACGAAAAGAGGCTTCGCGGCGACCCGGACATGCTCGCGAGGGCGCTCAGGGAATACGAAGACAGAAACAGACAGACCTGCCCGATCTGCTTGCGATGTGCGGGCTGTGCCGATGCCTGCGGGACTCGTAGGGGATGACGCGAACACGTGTTCGCCCTTCCGCGCGCGCCGCGCGGGTGCTACGCTGAGGGTGTGAAGAAGGTCAAGTACCAGCGCCCCAAGCTCTCCACGATGTCCACGGAGCCCGCGTTCTACAACCTGCCCGAGACGGTAGAGACCTACAACCGGGTGATCGGCAAGCTCCCCGAGCGCATCGACCGCGGCCGCTACCTCTTCCTGCTCATGATGGCGGGCTTCCTACGGGACCGCATCAAGGTCCACGCGCCGGATGTCTACATCAACGGGGAGGAGCGGAAGTACGCGGAGGACCTGCGCATCGCGCTGATAAGCGGAACCGACACCGACACCGACGCGGTGGCGATCTACTTCGAGAACGAGCGCTCGGTGCTCACCGAGGATCAGGTCGGGCGCACGGCGCTGTTCGTGCGCGCACACCCCATGTCGCCGGGCTGGGTGGACGTGCTCACGAAGTGGGGGCCCTGGCCTGCGGAGCTGATGCCCGTGAAGCTGGCCCCCCAGCACGCTCGGGTGATCTCGCGCACGGCGCGTCCCGACGAGATCAAGGCGCTCACGGCGCGCCTGACGGGCAAGCGCAAGCAGATCCTGACGGAGCTGCTGAACGCCGGGGCGGACAGCCCGAAGATGGAGCGGAGCATCGGCGCCGCGGGGACCGAGGTGACGCAGGACATCGCGCACGCGGTGCTACGGCGCGAGTTCGGCATGGACGGTGACACGCCGCGATCCCACTGGCGGCCCGCGTTCCGCGAGCTGCTGGGAGCCATGCCGGACGCGATGCGGCGCTTCAACCAGTACCTGCTCACGGGGCGCGAGAGCTGTTTTTCTTTGCCAGATCTCGACGGGGAGCTTAGTATGGACCAGTTGCGCGCGGGGGTGCCGTTCGTGAAAGAGCTGCAACCCTTTGTGCCTAAACGCTGACGAGGTGACACGATGACTACGAAGCCGGAAGAGATGGCCAAGCTGAACGACCTGAACAACGCCCTGGGGTCGGTCGAGAACGAGCTGTTGCAGCGCAAGCTGGCGCAGCGCGAGGACGACCTTGACGTCGCGGTGGGCGTCATCAACGACCTGGCCGCGCAGGGGTACGTCGACATCTGCCCGTGCGGAGACGACGAGGCCCCCCCGGCCGAGTAGCGAACACGAGTTCGCTCCGAGGTGCCAATGACGGTGATCGGCACGCTCACGCTCCGCGACTGGGATGCCGGTGTGCCCTTGACCCTCGGCGCCGAGGTGGCCACCTACGTCGTTGACGGCGATACCCGCAAGCTGAACGTGGTGACGGTGCCGGGCGTGCGCTCCGGCCTGGTCCACCTGGCCGATCGCATCCCCGTGGTGTTCTTCGACCCGGAGGACGTCTACCAGGACTACCTGCTGCCCTGCTTCGTCATCAAGTCCAACGACATGACCCCGGCGTTTGATCGCCAGCCCTGGTACCAGTGGGTGGCGCGCGGGCCCGCCAAGGACGCGCAGGAGGTCACGCTTCCCGACGGGACCAAGGGGTACACGCGGTACGAGAACCAGTGGCGGCCCACGCCGTTCGACATCTCGTACGATGTGCAGGTCATGGGGCGCAGGCGCCAGGAGACCAACCTGATGCTGATGTACGCGCTCCGGCATTTCATTCCGCCGAGCTTTATTTTCAAGGTAATTGACAGCCTGGGGGATGTGCGCGAATATGATGCCCTAGAGGTCAGTGTTTCCGAAACTTCGGAGCTGGCTGACATCGCGGACAGGACGATTGCATGGACGATCTCTTTCACGGTACGCGCGGCAATCGATCTTCACGATCCGGTGGAGATGCCTGCGATGCAGGCGTTCGATGTGACCTACGCGCACTACCGTCCATGAGGAGGATCTGATGGCGTGGTACTACTACTCGGGGCCGATCACGCAGGCGATCCGCGTCTCCAGCACCAAGTCGGTGGCGGTGCATCCGCACTCGAAGGTGGAGATTCTGGAGGTCACGCGTGAGGTGCAGGCCCTGCTGAACGCGCAGGTGCTTCGGCGCTGCGGCCGTCCCCTGGGGGCCAAGTCGATCGCGGACGAGCCCGTTGCGCCGCCGGTGCGGATCCAGGACGTCCTGCCGAAGTCCTCGCTGGCCCAGCATTTCGCCGAGAAGGGCGTGACGCCGTCCAAGGCGATGCCGCCCAAGAAACCCGTGGGCTCCCCGGAGTACACGGTCCACGAGCTGGCGCTCGCGGAACAGGGCATCCCCGCACCAATCGGAGGGGGCCCAGCTGCCGAGGTTGACACCGCTGCTCCCGTTGATTCCGCTGAGAAGAAGGCCGAGAAGTCGGACAAGAAACGGCGGCACGGCCACTACTAGGCCGGGCACGCGGAGAACACGGAGAAGCCATGTCAGAGTTTACCTACGCAGGCGTCTACATCAAGGAGATCCCGAGCGGGCCCGGCCCGATCTCGGGCGTGACCACGTCCAACCTGGGCCTCATCGGCTTCACGTCGCGTGGGCCGGTGGACTACCCGACGCTGGTGACGAGCTTCACGGAGTTCAACACCAAGTTCGGGTCGTTCCTCACCAATGGCCTGCTGCCGACCATGGCGTACGCGTTCTTCCAGAACGCGGGCCAGCGGCTGTACGTGGTGCGCGTGACGCATACCGATTCGGCCGAGGCGATATGGGACTACGAGCTGGATGCGGTCGACGAGGTGCTGGCCACCGTGGCGGTGCCGAGCGGCCTCTACGACCTTCAGCTCGATCACATGCCCGTGATGGCCGAGGTGCCGGGCACGGCTACGGTGATCTTCGGGAACGCCAACCCGCTGCTGATCAACGGCTTCCGGGATGACGGCGCGGGCGCCATGGTGTTCGACGCGGCCATCTCGGGCGCGGGCGCGGGCGGCGGGGCCGGGTCGATCGACTACGAGACCGGCGAGGTCACGATCCAGCTCACGGTGCCGGGCGAGTTCGTCGGCGCCGGGCAGACGGTGCTCGGCAACTACACCTACCGGGTGCTCCGCTTCGAGATGAAGTGGCCGGGCGCGGTGGGTAACTTCTTCCGCATCGCGATCACCCCGGGCAGCGACGACTACATGACGGCGGCGACGGCGTCCTGGTCGCGCTTCACGGTCACGATCCAGGAGGACCTCAACCAGGACCCGGCGAACCGCGCCTGGTCGACGCTGGAGACCTTCTCGGACCTCGTGTTCGACGATCCGACCAGCAAGAACTACATCGTGACCGTCATGAACGACTCGATCTCCGGGTCGCAGTACGTGGCGGTGACGGACTACGGCAACGCGGTCAACCCGCCGATTCTGGCGGGCACGCAGTACCTCAACGAGAACCTGTACACGCTCCAGCAGCACAGCGACGGGTCCTCGGCGATCGTGCCCGATCCGTACGACGGCGCCTGGAAGGGCTGGGCGTACCAGCTCGCGCACGACGTGTTCCCGACCACGTTCTCGGCGGACTTCCGGTTCATCGAGGACAACACCCGCATCGGCACGGGCGACACCCCGGCCGCGGTGGTCCCGATCCTGACCTGGGTCCCGGCCGCGGTGGTGGCGGGCAGCTTCGACATCACCTGCGACCTGACGGGTGGCGGCCCGGGCAGCATCCTGGCGGATGACGGCGCCGGGCACCTGACCTTCGGCGGCTTCAACGTCGGCACCATCAACTACACCACGGGCGCGCTGGCCATCGACCTGACGCCCGCGGGGGACACGTTCGTGGCGGGGTCGGCCCTCACGCTCGACTGCACGTACGCGCAGCCGATCACGGTGGTCGACGATGGCAACGGGGCGCTGAGCATCGCGACGCCGGTGGCGGGCGCGCCGAGCAAGTTCCAGCTCAACACCAGCGGCACCAACTCGATCGACTACGACACGGGCGAGATCATCATCACCTGGAAGATCGTGGGCGACCCGGCGGCGGGCCCCTGCGGCACGTTCACGCTCTCGACCCCCGCCGAGAAGACCTCGACGGCGGGCCCGTGGAACCTGACCTCGGGCATGTCGTTCAACCTCTCCACCGATGGCCCCTTCCCCGTGGCGTGCACGTTCACGGGAACGAGGGCATTGCGCGCTGGCGGCGCTGTCGCGTGGCCTATCGCTGCCGCGGGCGCTGGCGACAACTTCACCGCGGTCGTGAACGGCACCTCATACCCAGTGGTGGCGATCGGCGGCGAGACGACCCAGATGGAGTTCCTCAACCTCATCAACGGAGCCATCGCGGGAGGTTCGGCCGTCGGAAACGTCACGGCAATCGATCTCCAGTCGGACATCGAGGGAACGGATGGGTCGATCGAAATCCAGGCGGCGGTGGTCGGCGTGGATCTCGCGGCGCAGATCGGGCTTTCCGTTGGCGTCAACCTGGGTGGCGGTAACGTGGGCAACATCCATGCGGTGCTTCCGGATGACTACAAGGCTGTGGTCGAGGCGGCTACCCCGGCCCTGGTCACGGACAACGGCGACGGCACGCAGACGACCAGAGGGCTGGTTGCGGGGGCTGCGGGATACCTGACCTTCGCGGATATCGGCCCCGGCACCCTGGCGGCCCTCGGCATCCTGGCGCCGCTGACCGTGAACGGCGTCGACTCCCTGACGGGCGGCGAGCTGGCGGACTACTACGACGACCCGACCGCGTCCATCCTGGGCGTCCTGGTGGGCGGTTCGGACGGATCCGCGACGGACTCCGGCGACGTGGTGAGCCCGCTGCTGGCGGCCGACATGCGGGGCCTCTACGCCTTCGGCAAGGTGGACGAGCTGATGCAGCTGGTGGCCGCGGACTTCCAGTCCGACACCTACGTCATCGACGCGCTGCTCACGTACGCCGAGCTGATGAAGGACAAGTTCGTGATCTGCTGCGTGCCGCACGGCCTGGAGTACCAGGACGCGACGACCTGGAAGCGCTTCACCCTCAACCGGTACAGCAGCTTCGGCGCCATCTACTACCCGCACGTCAAGGTGAAGGACCCCCTGACCGCGGTGAACGTGGACGTGCCCCCGGGCGGCCACGTGGCGGGCGTGTACGCGCGCACGGACCAGAACAAGAACGTCGGGAAGTGCCCGGCGGGCATGGAGGACGGCGTCCTGGCCTGGTCGGTGGGCCTGGAGTACGACCTCACCCCGACGCAGGTCGGCGTGGTCTACGAGAACAAGATCAACCCGCTCGTGCAGTGGCCGTACACCGGCCGGTGCGTGTGGGGCGGCCGCTCCATGGACGTGAGCGGCGGCGAGTGGCCGTACCTCCAGATGCGGCGCCTCTTCATGTTCGTCGAGAAGTCGGTCTTCAAGGCGACGCACATCCACGTCTTCAAGAACAACGGGCCGCAGCTCTGGAACGAGATCACCACGCAGCTGGTCAACTTCCTGAGCGGCCTGTACCAGGGCGGCTACTTCGCAGGATCGACGCCGGAAGACGCCTTCTTCGTGATCTGCAACCGGTCGAACAACCCGCAGAACACGGTCGACCAGGGCATCGTCTTCTGCGACGTGGGCATCGCCTGCAACAAGCCCGCGGAGTTCATCGTATTTCGCTTTAGTCAGAAAGCTTTGGCATAGTTACGCACGAATGCCTCAAGTTTTACTTGAGGTTTCTGGAAGGTGGAGAACGATGGCGAGCAAGATCCGGAAGTTCGACAACCCAGACGATGTGGCAGGGGTCATCTCTGCCTATCGTGGTGGGGAGTCGTGCGAAAGGATCGGCGCTCGTATCGGAGTGAGTCGCGCGACCGTCAATGCCGTTCTGCGGCGCAACGGTGTGCAGTTGGACCAGCGGAAGGTGCGTCGGCATGCCTCTCCTTCGGAGGAGACCATTGCGGAGATGATCCGGCTCTACGCCGTCGAGGAGTTGAACACGCACCAGATCGCGGCGCGACTCGGCGTGGGCAGCGGGACGGTCGTGCGCTACCTGAACGACCGGGGCGTGGCGATGCGGGCGCACGTGAAGCGGCACAAGCTGACGCCGGAAGTGCGCGCGGAACTGGCAGCGCGGTACGCGACGGGAGAGACCCTGGAAGCGCTCCAGGACGTCTACGGCGTATCGAGCACCGTGGTGACCGACTGCCTGGACGAGTTCGGTGTGAAGCACCGGACGGGCTGGGGCCGGTTCCACGCGCCGCCCTGGACGGATCGGCGCGGGCGCCAGTTCACCTTCAAGTCGCGGTGGGAGCTGCTCTACGCGCAGCACCTGGACGCGCAGGGGGCGATCTGGGACTACGAGGCCCGCAAGTTCGGGCTGCGCACCTGCAAGTGCTACACGCCGGACTTCGTGGTCGATCGGGACGGGGTCGACGAGTACCACGAGGTCAAGGGCTGGCTGGACGACCGGACGATCGCGCGCATGCAGGAGTTCGCGCGCACGTACCCGGCGCGGCACCTCGTGCTGGTGGGGCCGCGCGAGCTGGTGGATCTGGGGCTGATCGAGGCGTGGTACGCGAAGCACTTGCAGGCGGAGCGCGTGACGACGATGCGGGAGTGGTTGGAGGTCCGGTACCGGCACGCGAACTCGTGTGCGCGGGCGGGAGCGAGGTGACACGTGGCTGAGATTCGGCGCATCCCCCAGGTGATGGTCCACGAGGTGGCCCTTGGCGGCGTCTTCAGCGGCGTCGCCCCCGACGGGACCGACAGCATCGAGACGCTCTTCCGCGGCCGCCTGCGCAAGTGGCTGGCGGGCACGGTGGGCGGCCTGTTCGCGATCCCGACGGCGTTCGAGTGCGGCTGGGGGCTCGACCGGGTCCTGTGGGCGGCGACGGGCATGGGCGGCGTGGCCATCAACCTCATCGACGACGACGGGTTCATCTACCCGGTGGCGGCGGTGGTGGGCGACGCGGGCACGTGGGTGCCGCCGGACAGCGGCGGCCTCCCGGTGCCGCCGGGGTGGTCGGTGCAGGTGGTAGGCACGAACCCGCTGGGCGCCATCGGGCGCGTGGTGGTGACGATGGGACGGGGCTGGGGCCAGGACGCGATGG